AAATGGCTTCGGTTTTCAGCGGTGCTTGAACAAGCCCACAGGGCGGCATTTACCGGCGAGGACTCTTTTTCGTTCAGCCGTGATCTCCTTTCCGGCTGAGTACGCAATGCGTTACCTCCATTGCCGCGAGTTTTTCTCCACTTGTCGGTAAGCCGCTTATGCGGGCTTCTTCAAGCGCCGCTGAAAACCGGTCCAAACATCACAGAAACTGCCACAATTCTAAGTGAGAGGAGGTGTCAAGTGTGGCAAAAGCAACGAAACCTTCCGGCATTCAACCGAGGAAGCGTCGGGCCGCCTTGACACCGGAGGCCAGAGAGAACCAGCTGATCGATTTGGCCGTCAACCTGATTGAAAAGCGTCTGCTGGAGGGGACGGCTTCTTCCCAGGAGGTCACTACCATCCTGAAGCTCGGAACCACCAGGGCACGTCTGGAAAATGAACGGCTTGCCAAAGAGGTGGAGCTGGTCCAGGCCAAGACCGAGGCGTACAAGTCCGGAGTCCGGATGGATGAGCTCTACGAAAAGGCCATGGCCGCCTTTAAGCGGTACAGCGGGCAGGACGAGGAGGACGGGGATGAGTATTAGATGTTACTCGGAATTGATCCTTCTCCCCACCTTCGAGGAGCGTTACCGCTATCTTCGTTTGAACGGTGCTGTCGGAGAGGAGACCTTCGGCTTTGACCGGTACATGAATCAGATCTTTTATCGCTCCCCGGAGTGGAAGCAGATCCGGGATGTTGTGATTGCCCGGGACATGGGGTGTGATTTGGGAATTGCCGGACGGGAGATTTACCGTCGGCCACTCATCCACCACATGAACCCGATCCGCCCGGAGGCCATTCGGGAGCGAAGAGGGATGATCCTCAATCCCGAGTTTCTGATCACCACAATTCATGAGACGCATCTGGCCATCCATTATGGCGACGAGAACCGGTTGTTCAAGGAGCCGATTACACGCAGACCCAATGATACCTGTCCTTGGAAAAAGTAGAAAGGGGGATTCGATATGGAGAATCATGCTGCCGGTGTTGTGACGAATTGTCTGAGAGCGGCGCTTTATCAAGAGCCGAGAGCAAATTCCAAAGTCCTTACAGTCATTACGGCTCTGACCAGAGTTTCCGTCAATATAGACGAGTCAACAGATGCTTTCTATAAAGTATCGACCTCCAATGGCACCCAGGGGTACTGCATGAAGAAGTTCATCGCAGTCCGCCGGTGAGGAGGCTGTTATGGAGATTTCCGAAAGCATCCTGATATCAATCAAGAAACTGTTGGGCATCGACGAGAGCTACACGCACTTTGACCCGGACATTATCATCCACATCAACAGCGTGTTTTCCATCCTGACGCAAATGGGCGTTGGACCTGCCAACGGTTTCTCAATCTCAGGAAAAGATGAAGTCTGGTCCGGATTTATTCAGGATAAGCCGAACATCTTTTCCTTAGTCAAATCCTACGTTTACATGAAGGTTCGGTTGCTATTTGACCCGCCTCTCAGCTCCGCTGCCATTGAGTCCATCAACCGGCAGATCAGCGAGTTTGAGTGGCGGCTTTTTGTTGCAGCGGACCCCGTGAAGAACACCAGCGGGAAGGAGGAAAGTCAAAATGGAGAATAGCATGCTCCTGCACTACGGCATCAAAGGCATGAAGTGGGGCGTCCGCCGCTACCAGAACAAAGACGGCACCCTGACCGCCGCCGGTGAAAAACGCTATGACCGGGATAAGCGGGAAAATGCGGCCAAGAAGAAGGAGAACCGCATCGACCTGTCCAACCCGGACCCGAAGCGCTGGGCTAAGGAGGACCTGGAGCGGACCAAGAAAACCGTCGACTCCAGCTCGGATCTGGTGAAGGAGATGAAAAAGCTGGAGCAGACCAGCACGTCCAAGCCAGCTCCGAAACGGATGAATCTGAGCAAGATGACCGACAAGGAGATGCGGGATAAGATCAACCGGGAGCTTCTGGAGCGGCAATACAATCAGCTGTTCGCGGACACCTCCCCGGCTCAGGTTTCCAAAGGGCGGCAGGCATTGCGGGATACGCTGGAAGTGGCGGGAAGCGTTCTGGCGATCGCAGGGTCTTCCCTGAGCATTGCCCTTGCAATCAAGGAATTGCGGGGGTAGTTGTTTATGGAACTGTATCACCATGGAATTCTGAAACAGAAGTGGGGCGTTCGGAACGGTCCTCCCTATCCCCTGCGGGGCGGCGACTACACTCCGGCTCAGAAAAAAGCCATCCGCAATAAGCGGAAGAGCGGCAACAGTATCTACAACAAGAAGCACTTTGACGAAGTGCTGAACGCCGATAAGACGACCCTGAGCACGTTGTCCTATGACAAGGACCGGACCAAGAACACCGATATGTTCTACGCAACCCACAATTCCCTGGACAAGCACCAGTATAACGCACTGTTCAACCGGCCGATCCCGCAGCCGGTATATGACAAGAATGGGAAGCAAATCGGAACCGGCGCGTTTATGAAGTACCGGATCGACAACTCGCTTAAAACCGACTTGAAGGTGGCGAGCGAGGACTCCGGCGCAGAGGTCTTCATGAATCTCTATCGAAAAGATCGGGATTTTTATAACTTTGTAACGGATAAGGACCGGATGCAGAGCTATTTCGTGAAAGACAAGTACAAATTCAAGGGGTATCGGGAAGCTGCCGCAGTGTTGGAAAGGATGAAGGACCCGGACTATACGCCCTCGGCCAAAGATCTCCAGACAGTCTATCGGATGTTCAATTATGTGATTCCATATGACGGACAGGGTGACCGATGGAAGGGGCATGACGTCTATGTCCAGCGCACCAAGTTTTTTAACGAATGCAAAAAGGCGGGCTACGGCGCGCTCCTTGACACGAACGACGCCATTTACGGCGGTTTCAAGGCCAAATCGCCCATCATCGTGTTCGACATGGAGCAGGTTATTCCAAAAGATACCTACCGGACAAAGCTGAGCGAGCAGAAGTTCTCCACCCTGGTTCTCCTTGGCAGAAAAGCGCTGGGGCTGTAACGGGAGGCTGGTGAACCGATGTTATCCAACACCGCCGTCCCCCGTTACTACGGCGCATTCCGCGATGCGGTCATCCGCGGCGATATTCCGGTCTGCAAGGAAGTTGCCATGGAGATGTACCGGATCGACCGGCTGATCGAGTCGCCCAGTTACTACTATGACGACAGGGCGGTAGAGGGCTGGATCGAGTTCTGCGAGAACGAGCTGACCCTGACCGATGGTTCCGACCTGCATCTTCTGGACACCTTCAAGCTTTGGGGGGAACAGGTGTTTGGCTGGTACTATTTCGACGACCGCTCTGTCTATGTGCCCAATCCGGACGGCAGAGGCGGACGCTATGTGACCAAGCGAATCAAGCAGCGGCTGACCAAAAAGCAGTACCTGATCGTGGGGAGAGGCGCGGCGAAGTCGCTTTACGATTCCTGCATTCAGGCATACTTTTGCGTTGTGGACGGCTCCACCACCCATCAGATCACCACGGCCCCCACCATGAAGCAGGCCGAGGAGATCATCAACCCCATCAAGACCGCCATCACCCGGGCCAGAGGCCCCGTCTTCCAGTTCATGACTGAGGGGTCTTTGCAGAACACCACCGGGTCCCGGGCCAACCGGGTGAAGCTGGCCTCTACCAAGAAGGGCATTGAGAATTTCATTTCAGGCTCCCTGGTCGAAATCCGTCCTATGTCGGTGGACAAGCTCCAGGGTCTGCGCTGCAAAGTGGCTACCGTGGACGAGTGGCTGTCCTCCGCCGACGCCCGGGAGGACGTCATCGGCGCGGTGGAGCAGGGCGCCTCCAAGCTGGACGACTACCTTATTATAGCCACCAGCTCCGAGGGTACAGTCCGCAACGGTGCCGGTGATACCATCAAAATGGAGCTGATGAACATTCTCCAGGGTATTGGGCCCCCGCAGGAGCATGTTTCCATCTGGTGGTACAAGCTGGACTCCGTTGAGGAGGTGGCCTACCCCGATATGTGGCCCAAGGCCAACCCGAATCTGGGAAAGACCGTCACCTATGAGACCTATCAGAAGGATGTGGATCGGGCGGAAACCGCCCCCGCCACGCGGAATGACATGCTGGCAAAGCGGTTCGGCCTCCCTATGGAGGGGTACACCTACTACTTCACCTACGAGGAGACTTTGCCACACCGCCGGCAGCGGTTTTGGCAGATGCCCTGCTCCATGGGCGCCGATCTCTCCCAGGGCGACGACTTCTGCTCCTTTACGTTCCTGTTCCCTCTTCGGGATGGTTCCTTTGGCGTTAAGTCGCGCAACTACATCACATCGGTGACGCTCCATAAGCTCCCGGCGGCCATGCGGGTCAAGTACGAGGACTTTATGGCAGAGGGCAGTCTGATCGTCATGGAGGGGACAGTTCTCGACATGATGCAGGTCTATGAGGATCTGGACGACCACATCATCAACTGCGGCTACGATGTGCGCTGCTTTGGATATGACCCCTACAACGCCAAGGAATTTGTGGAACGCTGGGTCAATGAGAACGGCCCGTTTGGGGTCGAGGTGGTCCGGCAGGGCGCGAGAACGGAATCCGTCCCCCTGGGCGAGCTGAAGAAGCTGGCCGGAGAGCGGATGCTGCTCTTTGACGAGGACCTGATCACCTTCTCTATGGGCAACTGCATCACGATGGAGGACACCAACGGCAACCGCAAGCTGCTGAAAAAGCGGTCTGACCAGAAGATCGACGCGGTGGCGGCCATGATGGACGCCTACGTCGCCTATAAGCACAACCCGGAAGCATTTGAGTAAAAAAAAGGGGGGGTACTTGTGAAGCCCTATGAGAAACCTTCTCCCCAGGATTGCCTTGCTCATCATGGTATTAAAGGCATGAAATGGGGCGTTAGGCGTTATCAGAACTATGACGGTTCCTATACCCGAAAAGGACTGGAACGCTATCGCAAAGCCGAATCGGACTATGAACGTGCCAAATCAAAAGCGGTAGAAACGAAAGCCGCCCATAAATCCGGGCAGGCTACCCGGCAGCAGGTCAAGGACGCTAATCGGGCCGTCAAAACCGAAAAACGTCGGATGGAAGATGCCTATGGTAAACTGAAGACCGACAAGTTAGCGGATGAAGGCAAGAAACTTTATCAGCGCGGCAAGACCATTACCGGGAATACCCGAACTGCTTATTTAGCGGAAACGGCCATAGTAGTTGGTTCCTATGCGGTAAGTTCACTCTTATCCAAAGGGATGGAAGACCAGCGGACGGCACAACTTGCGGGCTCAGCTATCGCAGTGGGCGGAACAATCGTGAACGCTTTGCTCGCTGGAAAGGCCATCAGCGAGAACAGAAAGCTGCGGGCGTACTATGCTCATTGACGCAGTTTTTAACCGGGCCCTGCGGATTTTATGACTACATTTGGTAATTTCCGATGGTCGACCATCGGTTTTTACAGGAAAGAAGAAAAGAGAGCGGCATGGCGCCGCCCTCCTCCTATCGGAATCAATGATACCAGTGAATAACCGGCGTGACTTCCGGCCGATCCCTATCGGCATACCGTTCATCCAATGTTTTTGCTATGACATAAGCGGATTTAACGGCGAGATCGAATAGGGTGTTGTGATCGAGGATTGTTGTCTTTTCATTGGGTTTCATATTCTCCGTCCTTCTTTCCACTGCGCCGCCAGTAATGTCTGACTTGCACTCGAACGTTACTGGCGGCCACTTTTTACCGCATTATACTACACAGCATTCGCCCTGTCAAAGCGGCGAAACACCTCACCACAGACTCTTAACCGGGTCTGTGGTTTTTTTTTGACCTAAATTAGATACACACGGGACAGTTGTTACAAATTTTATCACAGATAGGAGGTGACCGCGATTGTCAGATGTTTTGCAGCACTACGGCATCCGTGGGATGAAGTGGGGCGTGCGGAGATTTCAGCAGAAGGACGGAAGCTTGACGCCCCAGGGCCGGAAACGGTACGGCGGTGAGGATGGACCCGAGCGGAAGAAGCTGCCCGCAGCCGGAA